AATAAACACAAAAATTAATTATGGCAACTACAGTAACAGTAACTTCCAACTATGCAGGCAAAGAAGCTGGCGAAATAGTTGGACAAGCATTTAAAGAAGCGGATACAATCGCAAAAGGATTTGTAACCGTATTTCCAAACGTGAACTTTAAATTGAATTTGAGAAAAATTCTTTTGACAGGCGGTAAAAGAGAATACACTTGTGGACATGTTCCAACTGGGGCAATAACATTGAGCGAAAAAGTTCTTGAACCTAAAAAATTCAAAGATGATTTTGAAATCTGTAAAGAAGATTTTAGGGCACAATGGAGCGAAGAAACAATGGGGGCAAGTGCGCACAATGACAATGCGCCAAAAGACATTATGGACGCTATCCTTGTTGAAAAATTAGGACAAACAGCCGAAGAGTTGGACGATAATATTTGGAACGGAGATGGTACAAATGCAGACGAGTTCGACGGTTTCTTGAAATTATTTGCAGCCGACGCAACAGTTATCGATGTTGATATTCCAGCAGCCACAACAGAATTAAATGTTGAAGCTCATTTGAAATTAGCCTTAAATGCTGTGCCAATTGATATTCGTAGAAGAACATTGAAAGTAGGTGTTTCTCCTGACGTTTATCAAGCCTATAACTTCTTATTGATTTCAAAAGGAATTGTTAACGGATTAGGTGGCGATGCTAATACAGCAATGAAAATTGGTAAATATGTATTGGACGAAGTTAACGGATTGCCAACAAATACAATCGTAATTGCTGAACCTAAAAACTTAATCTTTGGAACTGGTTTGTTAGCAGACCACAACGAAGTTAGATTGGTAGACCAAGACGATACTTTATTGAACGGTAAAATTATTGGAACAATGGTTTACAATGCAGGTGTTCAGTATTATAATGGTGCTGAAATCGTTTGGGCTAGAGAAATCGCATAGTTAAATTAGAAACAAAGGGGAGTTAGTTCTCCCCTTAAATAATACACATATATTATGGCTTGTGATTTAACAGCAGGAAGAGCGAAAGCGTGTAAGCAAGGTTTAGGGGGTTTAGGAAAGCTTTACCTTTTTAACTTTGTAGAAGATCCGTTCACGGTATTGGCAGGAGTTGCAACAGCAATTAATCCACTACTTACAACGGTATTTGAATATGAATTGGAAGGCGATGGAAATAATGTTTCTGAAAGCGAAGTCCCTGATAGAAATACAGGAACAACCGTAAATACCCAAACAAGTACTTTTGTATTGAAAAAAATTGATGCGGTTACATCGGCTCAAATGAACCTATTAGCCTATGGTTTCCCTATGGCAGTTGTGAAAGACAGAAATGGAATTTATCACGCAATCGGTATTGATGACGGTATTGACTTCACAGTAGTTCAATCTACTGGAGGTGCAAAAGCTGAACTAAACGGATATACATTAACAGGTGTTTCTACTTCTGGAAGTTTGTCCCCTAAATTGGATGCGGCAACAGTTACGGCATTTTTGGCTTTGGTTTAATACTTTTTTGATTAGTAATTTTTTAAAACCCTATTTGTAACAAAATAGGGTTTTATTTGTTTAATAGTATGATAGTTTTAAACCCAAACGATACAAGCCATTCTTTTGATATTATACCTAGATATTATCCAACTGATTATATCAACGTATTTTTGTACAATGAAGAAACTAAATTCACGTCGGTAGTAAATACTTATTCTATTTTAAATGGAATAATGACAATTACTTTTAATTATACATTTATTGAAGGAGCAAAGTATCAAATAAAAATTGAAGATGCAAACGGTGTAGTTTATAGAGATAAAATGTTTATAACATCACAAAATACGCAGGAATTTAAAGCAACAAAAGACCATTATTATTATGAGTAACGATATAAGATTAGTCCAATTATCTAACTATGTTCGCCCAAAGTTACAGGAAAACAAGTCTAAAAACTGGGTTTTAAATGGTAAGAATAATGAATTTTATCAATACATAATTGACCGCTTTAATGGCAGCCCTACAAATGCGGCTATTATAGACAGTTACTCTAATTTGATTTATGGCAATGGTTTGCGTTCAAAAAATAATAATACAAGTGCTTGGATTAATTTTGTTTCAATATTAAGACCAAAAGAAGTTCGTAAAATTGTAAGTGATTTTGAATTATTCGGAGAGGCTTCTTTTCAAGTTATCAGGACAAAAGACAAAAAAAGTTTAGGTGCAATTTACCACATTCCAAAACAACAAATAGTTCCGGCTTTAGAAAATGAAGAGGGAATTATAGAAGGATACTGGCATTCAAAAGATTGGTGTAACACTCAAAAAAACACACCTGTTTACCATCCTGCTTTTGGAACTTCAAAAGAAGAAATAGAAATATATTGTATTAAACCATATAAGGCAGGAAAAAACTATTTTAGTGATCCTGATTATTTAAGCGCGTTACCTTATGCGGAAATGGAAGAGGAACTTGCAAACTTTTATATTAATTCCATTAAAAAAGGATTAAGTGCTGGTTATATAATTCAAGTTCCTGATAGCGGAACACGTACCCCAGAAGAAAAAAATGAATTTGAAGCAAAGATAAAATCAAAAGTATCAGGTTCGCCAAATGCCAATAGTTTTATTTTAGACTTTTATAGTGGAGACAAACCGATAGGAGTTGTTCCATTCCCTGTTAATGAAAAACAGCACCAACAATGGGAATATTTGACAGCCGAAAGTAGACAGCAAATAATGACAGGTCATAAAGTTGTAAGCCCGAAATTATTTGGAATTATGAGTGATGGTGGCTTTGGTAATAATGCAAATGAATTAGATGAAGCAGAAGCGCAATTAATGAAACGTGTTATACAACCAAAACAAACACCAATAACAGAAGCGTTTGAAGAGGTAATTAATTTTTATGGAATTATATTAGATTTATATTTCGCACCGCTTACCGAACCTAAAACGGTTCAATTACATTCACACGAAGAAAAAAAAAAGATTGATTTAGATTTATATGGCGAAGATGAGAATTTAGACGAATATGAGTTAATTGAAGTAAAAGCGGTTGATTATGAAGAAGAAGATAAATTAACATTAGCATCTGTAAGTAGCGGGGTCGCTATTCCAAACGCTAAATCAAAATGGGATACTGAATTTTATATTTATCGCTATCGATACGCAGGAAATGCAAACCCAGAGCGTCCATTTTGCAAAGAAATGATGCGAAGAAATAAGATTTACAGACGTGAAGATATAGAATTAATGGGAGAAAATAATGTTAATCCCGGTTTTGGAATGCATCCAACGCCAAACGAACCTTATTCTATATGGAAATATAAAGGAGGTGGTTTATTAAGTGCTAATTTTACAGGGGGAACTTGTAAACATTATTGGGAAAAATTAACGTATCGCAAAAAAGGAGTTAAAATAGACGTTAACAATCCTAAAAACGAACCAAAAGAAAGTAAGGCATCAGGAATAGCGGGAATTGCACCGCACGACATTTAATATTATGGCAGAATTATTATTCATTACCCCAGAAGAAATGACATATTCCACTATATTAAGTGGAAATACTGACACGGATAAGTATTTATTTTGTATTGCAGATGCTCAAATTTCTGTTATAGAGCCATTGTTGGGTTCAATATTATACGATAAAATAAAAAGCGACATAGAAGGGGTTGGATTAGCAGGTTTATATTTGGAATTATACACCGATTTTATAAAGCCAATTACTAAAAATGAAGCAATAGCCCAATACATAGAAATAGCTTCTTATATTGTAGATAATGCAGGGATTTACAAACATACAGGCGATAAAATAGAAGTGGTTTCTAAAGACGAGGCTCAATATTTGTCTAGTAAATATCACAATTTAGCACAAATGTATATTGGGCGTTTCAATAAATGGATTTGCAAAAACCCATTAACAGAATATCAACAATGTCAAGAAGAGGTTAATGCACAAAAAGTTAAAACTAGTTTTGGATGGAAATTGTAAACGGTTATAATAGAAAATGCAAAGATAGTTTAGCTGGAGTAAAAAAGATATGGCTTTGCAAGTATCAAAAATATAATAGAAGCCAAATTATAACTAATAGTAATTATCTTGTTACGTTTCCTGATACGTTTATTTATTCGTTTCATTCGGTTGAGCCTAGTTCATTAAATGAAGCACAAGAACAAAATGAAGGTGGAAAGTTTTACAATCAAAACATATCGTTAGTTTTTAAAGGCGCAGATAGTTTTGAATTAGAATTATTAAATTATTTAAGTTATCGTATTTTAATACTTGATAACAATGGTTTGTATCGTATTTTAGGACTGTATAATGGATTAGAAAGTAGTGGTATTACATACGAAACAGGACAAACTAAAAATAGCTTAAACGGATTTAGAATATCATTTACAGGGCGTGAAGAAAAAGGAAGTTTTTTTATAGAAAATTTATTAGATTCAGGATTTATAGAATCAAATCCTTTTGAATTTAATCTTTTATTTGAAAATAATAATTTCTTTTTATTAGAAAATAACGACAATTTAATTACGCAAAATGGCTAATAGAAAATTAACAGCATTACCAGAATTAACAACTATTTCAGATGATGATTTAGGATACGTTGTTGATGTTTCAGATACTTTTGAAAGTCCAGAAGGAACGAGTAAAAAAATAAAGTATTCAAGATTAAAAACTTTTCTTAAACCTTATTTTGATACGATTTATGAGGCTGCCCTTTCGTTTATTCCAGAGGATAGGGAGAATAAACAAAACTCATTAGCAATTGACGGAACAGCTACAAAATACCCTACAGTCGATGCGGTTAATGCCGCAATAGTTGGATTTACAACTCAAATAACATCTTTAAGATTTGCAGGATTAGGACAAAATTACACAATACCAACAGGGGCTATTGCATTAAAAGGATGGATAAATGATGGCATACAGCATAAAGAACAAGCTGGTTTTGAAAGCGACCTAAACACATTTACGCAAACAGGCGCAATAGTTACATTTAAAAAAGCAATTACAACAAACCAAAGAATAATTATAGACTACTACTTATGAAAAACATACTCTTTTTACTATTTTCAATAGCAACGTTTGGGCAAGTCTCAACAGGAAATGAAACCCCGTTCGACTATGGAATACAAAATACAGCATCGCAATTAGTCGGTAATTCAGACTATGTAGTAACTCAGGGAAATGATGGCACTTATGGAAAGTATCTATTTAACTTAAACAATATTGAAAAGAAACAATATTTATCAACTGGTTTAATTAAAAACGGTGCAATTTCCATAAATGCAGACCCAACAAAATACAATATTAGTGCTGGTATTGGAGTTATAACTAATTATGACAATCCAGAAATACCAACGTGTACTGTAGTTAATTTTACAGCCGTTACTGGAAAAACACCCACGTATTTAACTACTGGACTTATAACATACGTTGCTATAAATTCAAGCGGTGTAATAGTTGAACAAGCTACACAATTTACAACAAGTCAAAGGCGTGATTTGATTATATTGGGAGCTGTTATACATTCTAATTTAACTACAATTAATGTAGTAAACAATATTTCCGCACCTACCAACGCAGACACAAACCAATTACACGATTTAATGACTTATATAGGGGCATTAAATTTGACTGGAAATAAATACACCGCTAATGGTGCTAATTTAAGCCTCGACAAAAGCGCAGGAAGCATATTTAAACCCGGAGTTAACTTTGCAAATGATTGGAAGAAACCGCACGAATTAGAGCAGTCTTTACAAACATTATTAACGTTTAGATATAGACTTTCTAACGGTACAGAATATGCAGACGCTACTGTTTTAAATCCTACTATATATGAAACTGGGGGTATATTAGGAACAGTACCTTCTAATAAATTTACCATTCAAACGGTTACAATGTTTCAAACTGGATTGACAAGGATACAACCGGGACAAAACATTTATAATTCACTTGCAGAAGCGGAAAACGCCATTTTAACGCGCTCATTTGTTGTTGAAACTAATATAGCTGCCAACGGGATAACACGCGCTTATGTGATATTACGCAACTCTGCAGCATCATTACAAAATATAAACGATGCAAAAATAATTGAGACTACTAAATTTGGAGGGGTTGCAAGTGGCGGTGTTTCTTTAAGTGATGCTACTATTATTGCGGCTTTGGGGTATACACCTGAAAATGTAGCAAACAAAAGCAATGTTTATGTAGTTGATGGTACAGGAACTAAATATTATACAGTTGATTATTTAAATGCAAAATTAGCCACTAATTACGCTAAGATTGTTTATGTAAATGCAACGTCTCCAAATACAGCAACTATATTTGATTTAAATAACCCACCCGTTACAAATAATAACGCTTTAAAAACAGATGTAAATAATCTGTATATCGCAACCGATGCAAGTACTTGGATATGGGACTCAACTTTAGCAAATTACGTGACAAAAACACTTGCCGTATTGGTGTTTGTTAAAAATGAAGTAAAAGTATTAGCTACATTTCGAAGCCCTAAAGTTCCATCTAGAAAAGTTTTAACACCTGTATTAGTTTGCGCACTTGCTAACACCATATCTCCTCCACCTCCTCCGCTTACAACTAAATCACCACTTCCTAAAATAGAGCTACCGTTAATTGTTTTTATATTTGTTCCAGAAACTAGTAATGGTTGGTAGGACAAACTATCTGAACTCCCATCTGCCTTAAGAAATTGAGAGCTTGTGCCGCTTGTTTTTATAAAAGACGGTGCTGTTATGCTAGCTGTTCTGTAAATGTTTGAATCTTTATTACTCCCTGCGTCTGCTGTACTTCCGTTCAGATAAAAATTTGATGTTGCGGCAAGTGTTTTTGTCACGTAATTTGCTAAAGTTGAGTCCCATATCCAAGTACTTGCATCGGTTGCGATAGGAAATTCAAGCATATCTAGAACTATATTAAGAGGCGTAGAAGCACATTCCACAGCGTACACGGTAGCAACCTTGCCTACAGGAGTTCAAGGCGACACGGCATACGTCACAGATGCAACTACTCCAACTTATTTAGGAACATTAACTGGAGGGGGATCGGTGGTAACACCTGTATTTTTCAATGGCACAAATTGGGTTTCACATTAAAATAGATATATTATGATACAATCAACAAAACAAACATTCTACGGAAATCGAGTAGACAAAAAAGGAAAAATTAAAATCGAAATTAGACCGTTGGGGAGTGATAATGGAATTAATAAATTCCTAATTATAGATTGGGATATTACGCTAAATCCCAAAGAAGCAATACAGTCTTTTGAAAAATCGTATACTGACGCTGAATTAGATGCCTCTGAAACTCTTATCGAATCAAACAATGCATTTACAGGACTAACTAGGAGCGAAAAACGAAAAAAAATACTAGCTATTCGTTTAATGAGCGAAACACAGACCAATTTATTAAGCAATGGGAAAACAATTTACCAACTTGCCCCATCCGAGTGGGAATACTCTATATAGAAATTAAACTTTAAAATTGATAAATATGAAAACAAGTAATTTTCTTAGCCTTAATTGGCTTGACCTTGCAAAAGGGCTATTAATGGCTATATTAACACCAGTAGTTGTGATTATTCAACAAAGCATTGAAGCGGGTGTATTTACGCTAGATTTGAAAAGCATAGGACTTGCCGCGTTTGGTGGTGGCTTTGCTTATTTGGTTAAGAATTTCTTTACTAAGCCAGACACTCAAAGCATCGGGATGCCAAAGCCTCCAAAGCCGGAATAAAATGAGATTAATACACAAAATAATGCTTATGCTACCAATTGCAATAGTTTGGTATTGGTTATTTTGTGTATTTTTTTTAGTTAAAACAGAATTTTATTCAAATTATTTTGAAATATTAGATATTGTTGATACTATTTTAGTTGGAATGTGTGGTTCTCATTTTATATTTTTCCATTTTTTATACACCCGAATTTCAAAGATTTATTTAAGTTGCATTTATTCAATTGTCATATTAAATTTTTTGTATATTTACCTTACAAATGAAATTTACTATTTCCTTTATTGCACCATTATAATAACCTACATATTAT